CACTTGAAAAGTGACCAAACCTTTAAGATTCTCCGTTTTAAGGGAGGTTCACGTCTAGAGATCCCCTGTAACAGGGGGTCCTTCTCTAGATAGAGTGATACTAGCTATGACTCTTCAACTTGGGTATAAATCCCCTTGTTGACGAGTTGTAAGTCCTGGTCCGGGCAACCTTCTGCCTTCTACCCCTCCTTCGGGAGGAACCATAGAATATATGAATCAATGAAAATGAACTTTAAGAATTTAAAATTCCTAAAAAGTTCCATCACTGAAACATCATATATGGTATCGCTCCGAAATTCGGAAGAATTTCTGGCGGTTTTGCGTCGGTATGGGAGAATTATCTCTCGTACCATTTTCGCAAAATCGAAGGTTTCCAAGAGACTTCAACTACTTACCAAGCTAGGCCACATGATACTGAGAATTTCTCGGCATCATGGTCCCAACTTCACGGTAAAATACCTGAAGGCCTTGACAGTTTGTCTGCAACGGTTCCTCGGAGGACGTCCTCTCAAATCTTTGAGAGAGATCGAACCCGATTTACCGTTACCACGACTTACTAGTTCTGGGCTTCCCAACTTCATTCCGACGAGAGATCGTCGGGAGTTGGAAAAGCTAACAGCATCAGTTGTGAGGTGATACTTAACCATTTTCGCTGTGTACAGAATTATTTCTGTACCAGGAAAATTAAAGTTAAGTACAATCACTGATCCTTATGCTGGGAGTGTAGAGGCTTTAGATTCCATATGTACGTGACTGGAGGGTTATTCCCTTCGGTTCGTATCATTATGAAATCCACCTCGTTCTCCAAGAGCTAGTTTAGGGTTGGAACGTATCCAAAAAGCATCTGCATCCTCTTCTACGTCTTGACGTGGTTGATTGGTGGATGCTCTCCTTCTAAAGGAGTATGCGGCGTTCGGCTTCTTCGCCAATTATGGTCAGTATTCACTGTACTATGATTGGTTTTTGGTTATCAAAGAACTTAGTAATAAGGGACTGGATAGCTTAGAAGACGTGGTGGGAAAGGTGGATTCGCTAATCCGGAAAGAAATCCGGTTTAGTGACAAACTTCCTAAGATACAATGTGAAAATGGATTATCCGAAAAGGGTATGAAAGAATTAGCATTGTGATTGCGGAAGCGACCACGGAATGGAAGCATGAAGCTATATGCTGATCGCCCAATCCAGGAAATGGTTAATCCACACCTTAAAAGATATGAA